CACGACGCTCTTCCGATCTGAAAGCCCGGACGGAACGGTTTATCTTGTCGGCGACTGTATCAAAGCGGTTTCCGATAACCCCGTTCTCGCCTGGCACGACGAGACAGACCATACCACCGCGCTGAAATGGCGATATAAGAACAATAATGTCCGCGAAATCCGCAATCGGTGCGGGTTAACGCTGCAAGAGCTTTCCGACCGAACCGGCGTCAACATCCGCCAAATCACGAAACTCGAACAGGGCGAAATCAATATTGAGAATATCACCGCAAAAAATCTAATGGCGCTGGCCGAAGGGCTAGGAGTAGCCCCGCAGGATCTGTTCTTGTAACATTTTCTTCTTACCCGCTGAATCCGATAAAAACGGATTTGGCGGGTTTATTTTTTTACCCCCTCGAAATCGAGGGGGTATTTTTTTTGCCGTTTTTCATCCGCTTTGCCGCCGAAACGCTTCCCTGAAATGCCGGATAATGAGGGGGAAAGGAGTAGTCCTATGAAAGCGTTTGAACGGCTGATTCGCGCCGGTGTCCCTGTATGGGAAGCGGCAGAGATCATCGAATGGTATAAGTTGCAGGGCGATGATAACGCCCTTGAGAAATACATCACAGAGATTGAGGGCAGGAACCGTGTTCCGGCCTTATAATCCAAACCCAACCGGGAAGAACGTGGGCGATTGCACTGTAAGGGCTCTAACAAAAGGGCTTGAACGCAGTTGGGAAGAGATATATACCGCCCTTGCCCTGCAAGGCTACTTGATGGGCGACTTACCCAGTGCGAACGCCGTCTGGGGCGCGTATCTCCGGCAGCAGGGTTGGGCGCGGCGCATAATCCCGGACACCTGCCCGGACTGCTACACCGTGGCCGATTTTGCCGCAGATCACCCACGCGGGACATATATCCTCGCCCTGTCCGGCCACGTCGCCTGTGTGTCAGAGGGCGATCTATGGGACAGCTGGGATTCCAGCGGCGAAGTCCCATTGTATTACTGGGAAAGGAATGAACAGTGATGGCCTATAACCCCTATATGTACGGAAACCCCTATTATCCGCAGATGCAGTTCCAGCCGATGATGAATCAGCCTAACACCGCGATGGCGCAGCCTGCACAGCAGCAGAATATGGCACAACCTACACAGCAAATCAATGTGGTCGAGGTCGGCAGTGAGAACGAGGCAACAGGCTATCTTGTCGCTGCCGGTGCATCCGTCCTCCTTTGGTGGAGAGCTGGACATAAGTTTTTCTGGAAAAGCCGTGATATGAATGGATCTCCTTACCCGATGAAAACCATGTCTTACACGGACGATGACGAACCGACAGCTCCACAGGTTACACCGGAATACATTACCCGGGACGAGTTTAACGGGCTTGTACAAAAGGTGAACAAATTGGAGCAAAAGCCTGCAAGAAGGGCAAAGGAGGCAGAGCCAGATGTTTAACGGGAACCCGATGATGCAGTTCCAGCAGATGATGAACCAGTTTCAGCAGTTCAGGCAATCGTTTCAGGGCGACCCGAAGGCCGAGGTGGAAAAGCTGCTCCAGTCCGGCAAGATGAGCCAGCAACAGCTGAACCAGCTTCAGCAAATGGCGAAAATGTTTCAAAATTTGATGTAAATTTGTGGCCGCAAATTACAAATAAAATCAAACGAGAGGAGTCTTCCAATGAGTCTTAATTCCGATAGCGGCACTGTGATGACAATGCCGGTTCAGCCTGCCAACACTGGCAATGGTAATGGCTTCGGCTGGGGCGGAGACGGTGCATGGTGGATCATTATCCTGTTTTTGTTCGTGTTCTGCGGTTGGGGCGGAAACTGGGGCAATAGTGGCTTCGGGGGCAATGGTTCTGGCGCTGTCGATGGCTACGTTCTCACCTCTGACTTTGCCAATATTGAGCGCAAAATCGACGTAGTGAACAACGGCTTGTGCGACGGTTTTTACCAGCAGGCGCAGTTGGTCAACGGCGTCCAGCAGAGCATGAGCAATGGCTTTATGTCAGCTGAACTGTCCCGCGCAAACCAGCAGGCCGCGCTGATGCAGCAGCTGTTCCAGATGCAGATGGCGCAGCAGGAGTGCTGCTGCGAGAACCGGCAGGCGATCGCTCAGGTGCGGTATGACATGGCTGCACAGTCTTGCGATACCCGCAACACCGTGCAGAATACCACCCGCGACATCATTGACAGCATGAACGCCGGTTTCCGGGGCATTGAACAGCGCTTGACCGCGCAGGAGATGGCCCAGAAGGACGCGAAGATTGCCGAGCAGAATCAGCAGATCTTCGCCGCCCAGCTGGCTGCGTCTCAGGCGGCGCAGAACAACTATCTGGTCACCACCCTTAGACCTACCCCTATCCCTGCCTACCAGTCCTGCAACCCGTGGGCTAGTAACGCGGCTCTGGGGTGCTGCGCCTCCTGCTGATAACTAAACACATCAGCTTCCGAGAAATCCTCGGATGGTCAACCCCGTGTTGATACTGAGATTTTGCGGCGGGGTGATATGCCCCGCCGTTTTTTTTGAAAGGACTGAGAAAATGGCTGAATACACAAACTCCAAGATTACGTCTGTTGTCGCCGGGCAGAATGTGCCCCTGACCGAAACCGCCGTTGCGGGTAAGCCCTGCATCGTGCATCGTGAGGGCGCTGGCATCGTCACGCTGCGTGGACTGACCAACCAGTGTAAAGCGCGTTTTAAGGTTTCCTTCGGCGCGAATATCGCTATCCCCACGGGCGGCACGGTAGAGGCAATCACCGCCGCACTGGCGATCAATGGGGAACCGCTGCCCAGCGCAACTGCTACCGTGACTCCTGCCGCTGTGGAAAATTACTGGAACATCTATGTGGCGGCCTTCGTAGAAGTCCCTCGTGGCTGCTGCGTGACCGTTGCCGCAGAAAACACCAGTGCTCAGGCCGTCAGCTTTGCCAACAGCAATCTGATTGTCGAGCGCGTATGCTGAAAGGAGGAGAAACATGGCGAACTACGATGACCTGATGAAAATGCTCTGCGACGAGCTGGAGGACATCAAAAAGGATATGAGGAGCCGTGGTGCGTCCGCTGAAACGCTAGACGCCATCCGCGATATTACCAGCTCCATCAAAAACATCTACAAGATTGAGATGTTCGAGGATCTCGACGGTTACAGCGGCGACTGGGACGATGACCGCGATATGTACCGGCGCGGCAACAGCTACGCCAAACGCGGAACGCACTACGTCCGCGGCCATTACAGCAAAAGCAGATACAGCCGGGACGACGCAAAGTCTCATATGATCGACCAGCTGGACGAGATGATGGAGCAGGCGGACACCGCCGAGATGAAAGACGCAATCCGCCGTTGCAAAGATCAGCTCGAGCGCGCATAATAAGGGGTGAGTAAATATGCTGGATGCCAAAGAGATCAACGCCGAAATTGCGCGGCTCGAATACGTTGAATCCAGCTACCCTAATTATGCGAAGCTGGCAGACCTATACATCATCCGTGACAGAATGGAGGGCAACGCAGAAAAACCGTTAGCCTACGAACAGTTATACTCTGCTGCGCCGGCATACGAGTCTGTCCGAGCGCGTCCGAGTGTGTCCAGCCAGTCCGAGATTGATGCCTACGGAGACAGCGACTTTTTGCGCAGCATATCCGGCAAAGACCCGCAGAAGGTGTGGGACATCGTGGACGAGCTGATGGACACGCTCAAGATTGTCAACCAGCGGACGTATGATGGAGTCATGCGCAAGATTGAGCAAATATAATGCAATCCCCCAGCCGAAAAAGCTGGGGGATTTGCCGTATCAAAAACGTATCAAAAGGCAAAATTCACGCTACTTAATTCACACAGAAACAAGCCTTAATCTTCATCAAAATACACAAAAATGCGTTAGCGCACAATGGATTGCGTGTTTTGTCAGTCTATGATAAAATAAAACGCCCACAAAACCCGCTGATATTTACCATTGTGAAACTGATGGAATAAGCCAAAATAGTCATAATCTGCAATTTTTAAATGTAAAAAATGAAATGCGAGATTTACAGCGTAGCAGAATCGTAGCATCTCTCCAAAATTGAGCACAGATCGTCCCGTTTGGATTTATAAAGATGGGAGTAAACGCGGAGTGTTACAGTCACATTTTCGTGGCCTAAACGCTCTGCTATGAGCAGTGGCTGCACCCCCTGGTCTATCAGCATCGACGCGTGAGAATGTCGGAGATCATGCACCCTGATGATCGGCACACCTGCCTTAACGCAGTTGCGCTTGCAGTGGTTGCGGAGCATAGACGCGCTTGCACCCTCGAATAGCCTACCGCCTGACATTGTGGCGATAAGCGGGGCTAATTCCTCCTGCAAAAAGTGTGGGATTGATACAACTCTGACGGAGCTTCCAGTTTTAGGCACTCCGATAATTTCTTCTCCGTTCAGCTTTATGTAGGTTTTGGTAATGGATATTTTACCGTCGCTCACATCCTCTGGTGCAAGCGCCAGCAACTCGCCCTCACGCATACCCGTCCAAAACAATGTATCGAAAGCAACCTTCATAAGCTCGTTTTGCTCACAAGCACAGAATTTGGCATACTCCTGCACGGTCAGAAATTTCATTTCTCGCTTTTTTTCATTTCTCTTTTCGGCGACTGCGTTTGTGCATGGATTTGACGGCAGTCCATATAACCGGACAGCAAAGTTAAAAATGCTCGATAACCTCGATTTCAACATAGCGGTCGTCGTTTGAGATAGTTTCCCTCCGGTTATGCGCGATTTCCGGTTTTGCAGATCGCTATACCACTTGCGTACAGCCAGTGGCGTGACGTCTTGCACTGCGGTTTTTCCAAACGCTGGGCGCAAACTCTTTTCTACCGCGAATACGATGGACGAGTATGTCGTAGGCTTTACCCTTGTCTTTGCGTCCTCGAGATACAGATCAAGCAGCGACGACATTGACATTGATAGACTGCCATTCATCTTTTGCAAAAATTCGCGCTCGTACTGCTGGGCTTCTCGTTTTGTTGGAAAGCCCTCTTTTTTCTTTTGTTTTCGCGTCCCGTCAAAGGTAGTATATCTACAGGTCACCTTCCAACGCCCGTCCGGCATTTTCGATACGCTCATAACTTATGCACCACCGATGTTGTATAACTCGCCTTACCGTCCATGACGGCCGCACGACCTTTGCGCAGGCCGTCTCGGAAAGTCTCCACATCTGGCATGACGCGGTCTGTGCTGACCAGTAGGCCGTTCGCGCTGGCTGTCTCGTACAGGGTGTCAATCAGGGATGCGACCGCCAGACGCATTGTCATGGGGAGGTGATCTAACATCACAAATTCTTCAGACTGAGCGCCGATGTTGGAGCCGTGTTCGCCAAACACTAAAAAATCGAATTTTCGCACGGCGCGGTCCGATGCGACATTGCCTATATAGTGTAGCGCTGCACGGCGCAGCTCGTCGATGCTGCTATTCCGCGTGAGCGTGTACACATCCGGGTAAAGATACTCCAGCACGGAGGTCAGGGCGTCAACGCTAAATAGGTCAAACCACGAGATAAACTCATCGACGCGAGGAGCTGTCTGCCCGGACTCGTACTTGTCCCACGTCCTCAAATCTACACCGATCATCTCGGCCATTTTATACTTCGGTAGGCCGGTTCGCGCTCTCAATTTTTGTAGCACAAGAGCACATCCACTTCGTAATTCTTCCCTCGTTCTCATAACTTCACTCCTTTTATGTAAAAAATTGCGGTAAATTTTGCTTATGTCCCCTCGTTATATCCATTAAAAGGATAAATGATTTCTTGTACAATAACGCTCAAAGGGGGAGTAGAGGATGAATTATCGTATAAAAATAGCCGAACATCCTGAATATGCAGACGCCCTTGTCGCAATGTTTGGAACGGACGATATAGGTCGCATATCTGAGCAGGATGCTCGGCTGTTCTGGCACTACGTTGTGCCAGAGTTAAATGATGGTCAGTTTATGGGTAATGATCCGGTCACTTGATATTCCAAGAGTAACCGCAATTCTGGCAAAGGCAGACTTTCTGATTCTCGAATTTTGTCTTTTCGTTTCCGGTTGACTTTTTCCAGAATAGATTGCTGATACCAAGTGTGCTCAATCCGACAACAGTCCGTGCCGCATTGTTGACGTGGCCGCCAAACCCGATACCCTTTTTCGCGGTCTTACTAGCCGTCTGTTCCATCGAGATAGTTACATTTTCGCTTTTGCACTTAGGACAAACCATTTTAATCACCCACAATTTTATAAATTTGCATAGCCAGCGTCGAACGAATGTGCTAGACTGTGACCATACTCCTATACACGGAATTGATTAGTTAAAACATCTGTACTATAATGAGAGGAGAAAACAATGAGAGAGACCACTGAAAGCCGATTACTTACCCCCGACGAATTTAAAACGCTGGTTTGCAGCCTGAGTGCTGACCAGATCGATAGGATCAACGATATGCTAGGAGGAATTGCAAAATGAGAATTGCTAGTGTTGCCTGTACCATTAGTATGTGTGTTGTCTGCGTGTTGCAGGCAATCCGGCTGTATCAGTCGTGGAAAAAATACGGTGAATCCGATGAGTGGAAGAAGATCGAATCATCGCTTGAACTGGAGGAATAAAAATGAGTCTGATTAACATAGTGCTATGCCTTATCAGCTTTGGAGCGATCTTCTCCGGGCTTTGCATTCAGATTTTCATGCGGCTTCATAATCGAAAAATTGCCGAATCTTATGGACAGGTATACCAGTTGGATGACGGTACAACGGTCATTTTCGACAAACATTGCAGCATCAGGCTAGAGAAGGGCGGCAAAGAATCCATTAGTGTCCATGACTCCCGAAAGAGTGAGGACGGCGTGGGTACGTTCTTCTGCGGGTGCCTGACCGGCTTTGGATTTGCCATGCTTTCGGTCGTCTGCGTGTTGCTCCGATAAAAGTCATCGGAAGAAAAGCCCCAGAACGGACGCCAGAGCCGCAACAGCGGCTATTCCAGCGGTGATCCTAAAGCGCCGCGTTTGAATACGCTTTTCTTCAAGCTCCTTCAAACGATCTTCTCCATATCCGGTAATAAGCGCTCGCTCCTGACCCTTTAGCGGGCCTTTCTGAGCGATGCCGAGGGAATGGATAAGGTTCTCGTTCAAGAGGATGGATGCATTCTTACGGTTCTTTTCGGTGATCTGCAAACCATTTTCTGACTGGCTTTTTAGCAGCAGTCGATATTCCGTTGACTGTCTCATTTCTCACCCACAACTGCATCAACAACAGCCAGAATGCGCCGTCTATCTTCCTCAGACGCATTCTCATACCGCTCGACCAAGCGCTTTGCGCCATCACTCAAACCGTCGCCCTTCGGGGCGGCGGTTTTTTTGTCGTTTCCGCTCAGTCCCATGAGGTAGTCGGGCGATACCCCAAAGTAATCTGAAATTTTTCTGATTGTTGTATCTCTCGGGGTTCTCCCCGCAGCCCAGCCAGTAACTGCCGCGCTTGTGCATCCTATTGCGAGAGCAACGGAATTGGGCGTGTCCCCGTTTTGAGAGCAAAGGTAACACAGATTTCGATAAAAAATACTTGGCTCAAAATCGCTCAGGTCATCCGGGTCAACATTGAAATAGTTCGCTATTTTGTAAATTGTTTTGCTTCTTGGATTTGCCCCGTTCTTCCACTGAGTAACGGAAGCTGGAGAAATGCCAAGCTCAGTTACAACCGCGGTAGGGGATTTGCTATTTTTGATACACAAGGCCGTAAATCTATCCCAAAACATGGCAAAGTGATCTCCTTAAAAATAAAACTAAAAAAATATTACAAAATGTATTTACAAACTAATATAAATATATTATAATACACCCAAGAAGCAAAAAACTAAAGTTACTATACTGAATATAGCACAACAAAAACCAAAAGGCAACATATAGGAGGAAATAAAAATGAGATGGGTTATCGAGTACACACCGGAAGGCAGCGATATGTGGCAGCACGCCTACTGCGATACCGAACAGGAAGCATATGAAGGAGCCGCGTATCTGGAATCTGTCGGAGCCGACATAACAGCGATATTTGAGCTGGATTATTAAGCCGAAACGCCCGCTGGGCGTCCGCAGGAACCGCCCCACCTGCGCTGAAGATGGCAGGGCATATTTAAGGAGGAATTATTATGGCAGCTTTGGTTGAGACGATGATGTATGTGCGTGAGACCCCGTGGCATGGGCTGGGGACGAAGGTAGACGAAGCCCCGACCAGCGCGGATGCGCTCCGGCTGGCGCAGCTGGATTGGACGGTTGACCAGCACCCGGTATTCGCCGATGGCAATGAAGTTGCCGGTTACAAGGCAAACGTCAGGAGTTCGGATGGCAGATGCCTCGGCATCGTAAGCAATCGCTACAAGGTGGTGCAGAACGTGGATGCGTTCAGCTTCACCGACAGTTTGATTGGTGGCGATGTGCGCTACGAAACTGCCGGAAGTCTGAACGGAGGCCGTAAGATTTGGCTGCTGGCGAGACTGCCGGAAACTGAAATCTGCGGAGACAAGACCGACCCATACATGGTGTTCAGCAACACGCATGATGGCACAGGTGCCGTGCGTGTTTGCATGACGCCTGTTCGGGTGGTCTGTAACAACACGCTGAATCTGGCGCTCGGTTCCGCGCAGCGGGCATGGAGCGTTCGGCACGTTGGAGATATTTCTGCCAAGCTGAACGAGGCGCGGCACTGCTTGGATATGGCCAATCAGTATATGGGCGAACTTGGCATTGAAGCTGATCGCTTGGCGAACAAAACCGTTACCGACGAGCGGCTGAAGCAGATCCTTGACGAGCTGTTCCCGGCAAACGATGACATGAGGGACATTCAGAAGCGGCACGTTCAGCGACTCAAGGATGAATACATGGTGTGCTATTTCGCCCCGGATATTGCAAAATTCCGGGGTACGGCATGGGGCGCAGTCAATGCGATGAGCGATATGGTCACCCACAACAAGCCCCATCGCAACACCGCCAATTATCGTGAAAACAACTGGGGCAGGGTGATGAGCGGTCACTGGCTTATGGATGCCATGACGGCGGCAGTACGGAAGTAACGCCGCAACGATCGGCAACAAAGAAAGCGGCCTCCCGTGAGGGAGGCCGTCAAGCAAGAAAGGAGCGATCATGTTTACATCTATCTATCACATTGTTTTCCAATGGTTTAGTCGTCACCCATTGGAGGCCGTCGAGCTGCCGAATGGCGGCTTTGCCCAGTCCGTCAGCGGCTATGTTCGCCTGTACGACAAGAACGGAGAGTTTGTCCGTGAAGTACAGCTGAGCGAGGATGCGGTGGTCAATTTGATGCTGGAGAACGGGATTTAAAGTGAAAGAATATTGGAAAGCGTATTTACAAACTAATATAAATATAGTATAATACCTAGTGTAAGGAGGTACATCAAGTGGTAGGAAGAAACGAGGATAACGAAATGAGTACGATGCGAGAGACCGTAAAGCTCATCATTGAGATCGTTCGCAAGTGCCAGACGGTCGATGAGGTGCTCGAAGCTCTGAACCGCTGGCTGAGAGATAACTAAAAAACGACTGCTCACCGCCGCAAACGATGAGCAGTCAGAGATCCCGCAAACCCTAGCAAAATCCACGAGATGGGACGACGATACTCCTACCCCGTCCCATCTCAAGTATACCACAGAAGGTAGGAGAACGCAAGAAAGAGGTGAAATGATGACCAAAATCGAGTTTGAGCGGCGAAAGGCAAATCTGACTCAGAAGCAGCTCGCCGATCTGATTGGAGTAACGTCTGGCGCAATCAGTTTTTGGGAGATACATAAAACTATCCCCCGTGTAAACCAGATTGAAAAGATGGCCGCCGTGCTGAATGTCCCCTACGACCGTCTGATCGGCGATGTGGAGTGAGGTGAAATAAATGACCAGACAGCTTATCACCGCCCGCGAAGCGGCAGCTCTGCTGGGCATCGGCGAACAGTCAGCGCGGGAAGTCCTGCGCAAAATCAACACCGAAATGAAGAAGGAGGGGCTGTTCACACTTGATAACCCCGTTAAGGTTCCCCGCCGGAGATTGCTCCAGCGGTTCGGGCTGGAAAAGGAGTGAGGGTATGGACAACCTGACCACTCAGCGCAAGCAAATCTTGGAGCACCTGAAAAAGCACGGCAAAATCACCAGCATGGAAGCCTTTGAGCTGTTCGGGTGCACAAGATTGAGCGGTCGTATTTACGACCTGAAGGCAGAGGGCTACACTATCCTGACCGAGCGCACGTCAGGCAAGAGCCGCACCGGGCATAAAACGGAGTATGCAACATATTACTTGGAGGAGTATTAAGACGAGGTGAAAACAAATGAACACTACGACGTTAGCACAGTACAAGATCAACCAAGAAGATGGCGATTTTCTCGTCATTGTTTCTGACGGAGACCTTACTCACGTCAACCTGAATGGCAGAGAAATTAGCGGCAGCCGCATTTCGTTTGTTGCTAGTTCCTACGATGTTCAGCTGAGCGTTGAAGATGAGTATGAAACCACCAGTAGCGTAGTTTATGACGTCTACGACCATCTTGTGAAGGAGGATAAAACAAATGAGGTATCAGGTAACGATCGACCACTGTGACAACCACACCGGCCTGCGGAGCGTGACACAGGGCATGGTGGAGGGCGACAGCTTCCACGAAGTGGCGGAGAAGGCTATGAGCGGTTACGCGATGGATGGCACTACCGTCTATGCGATGAATTTCGATATTGTGGTGACGCCCAAGCCGGAGACCAGTTCCCTGTTCGCGCCGAGACCTTGCGCTGTGTGATGCTCACCGCATCTGGGGGTCATCTATCCCCCATTTGGTATCTAGAGACAAGAACAAAGGAGCAGAAATGAAAATCGTAACGTTAACGCTGGCAGAAGCGGTTTCCCGGCTTCATCTGGCGGGGCTGAAAATCTCCAAAGAGACGCAGGGCGAAGGGCTGAAAAGCGGCGTTTATTCGTTCGGCGTCGGCTTCACCGGCCAGCGTGGCGGAACCGTGTATCAGATTTTCAGCCGCCAGCTGGATGAGTGGATCGCGGAACGATCGGAAGAGGAGGGATAACATGGCAAGCACTACGGTTTATCTGCTGGCACTGGGCGCGACCGGCTTTGCACTGGTCGATGTGGTCGGCGCAATGGCGGTGAGAGCGTACAGACGGCGCAGAGCGCGTCTTGCGCGGGAGGCGCGGAAACGTGCCGAGGCTGAGAAAATCGCCCGTCACCAGCTGTTCTGGCGGAATATGCGGGAGACGGCCCAGCTGTAAAAAATAAGTGCCGCCCACAGTGCGCGAACACCATGAGCGGCAAGAGGTATATACAGGATACCTCTAGTATAGCGCAAGCAAGGAGAGAATGCAAGTGGAACAATATTATTATTGCCCGAACTGCTTCGACGTGTTTGATGAACCGGGGTTTACCCGTGAGTGGGTAGCTGACGAGTTTGGGGAACACTGCGAACTGTGGAGCTGCTGCCCCCGGTGCGAGTCCACGGACTTTGAACAGGCGGAACAGTGTGAGGATTGCAGCGGATGGTTTGCACCTAACGAAATCAACGCCGACGGTCTGTGCGGGAACTGCACATATAAGAGCCTGACGGCTCTATTTGAAAAGAAGGTGAAAGCATGCTGACCTGTGATGGCTATAAGATATTTCGGGGCACGATGACCGTTACCCCGCTGAACGGCCACGAGCCGTTTGACAAGCGCGGAACATGGCTGTATAAGCCGCAGTCCGACTGCTGGTACTGCGACGGCGCCAACAGCTATGGAGCGCTGATCTGCAAGGTAAAGGAGGATGAGGCGGAGTGAGCAATCATAATTTCGGCGAACACGCAGAAGAATACAGCGCCAAGCAAAAGAAGAAGATCCCGGTATGGCGAAGCCCTAAATACATCGAAGCGCGGGACAAGGCCATTGAGATGATCGAAAGCGGTAAATATGGCCTGACAGACGGCGATTTCTGGATTCTGATGAACGAGACCAAAAGCGGAAAAATGGGCTATACCGGCCTTATCATTTCCCATAACGGCTGTCTCAAGATCAACGATAGTCTCCCGGAGGAGAAGCGGTTCCGGCCACAGTGCGTAGAGCTTGACAAGGATGGCTGGGGCGAGTCCCTTGTTTACACCTACAACTGCAACGAGCAGGGAGTCTATGAAGTGGGTGAGTTCAGCCGGGTCAACGGTAAAAATGCTTATCCGTATGCGATGGCCCTGAAACGGATGTTTGATCGCGTCGTCCTGAAAACATCCAAGCTGGCCTACTCTGGCGTGTATTCCGAATCCGAATCTGATGATTTTAGCGATACGCGCGAACCATCCTCAACGAGTGCGGAAGGGAAGCCCGCCGCAGAACCGAAAGAGCCTGATCCTAATGTGGCTCAAAAGCCCCCTGCTACCTGCGAAGAATGCGGCGAAACGATTACCGCCACCCGGAACAATGACTATGATACCATCATCCGAAATGGGATGCACTTCAACAAGCATTTGTGCTACTCCTGCCTGATGAAGGCTTTCAAGGCCGAGAAGGCCGCAGAGGCCAAGAAGGCTCTCGCGGCTAATGCGGAGGCAAGCGCATGACTCTGAACTGCAAAGGCTCCGACATCAAGTATTTCGGCGGCTATGTCTGCGTCCCTTGCCAGTCCCCCGGCGATACGCTGGGGGAGCTGGTGGCGGACAAGGAGTACACGGTAACGGTCAAGCGCAAGACAAAAAAGCGCAGTCTGGATGCTAACGCCTATTACTGGGAGCTATGCGGTAAGCTGGCACAGCACATGGGTGTCACGTCCGGTGAGGTCTACCGGCGGCACATCGTAGATATGAGCAACTACGAGACGTACTGCATGATGAGTGCCGCCGTTGAAGCGTTCAGTCGGCTGTGGTGCTCCGATCACTACGGCAGAAGTATAGACACTAGGGCGAGCAAGATTCCCGGCTGTACGACGGTTTTGGCGTACTACGGCAGCTCCGATTTTGACACGGCGCAGATGTCCCGGCTGATTGACAACTGCGTGCAGGACTGCAAGGCACTTGGCATTGAGACCCGCCCAGAAGAGGAGGTGCGAAGCCTATTAGCGCAATGGAAAGAGGAGAAAAACGCTGCTGGCTCTGCGGACGAACAGACCAGCGGCTCGACCGGCACCACATATTCGGAGGTTCACTGAGAAGCAAATCCGAGCATTACGGCCTTGTGATTTACCTTTGCCATGACACCTGCCATATCTTCGGCAGACATGCAGTGCATCGAGACCCGGAAACTATGCTGATCTGCAAGCGGTACGGGCAGGTAAAAGCGATGGCCGAAAATGGCTGGTCGATTGAGGACTTCATCGCGGAGTTCGGCCACAATTATTTGTAGGAGGTATATAGATGCTTAATCACATCGTACTTATGGGGCGGCTCACGAAAGACCCCGAGCTGCGCCACACAAACACAGGGACAGCGGTTGCGTCCTTCTCCCTCGCAGTCGAGAGGGATTTCAAGGATAAGTCCACCGGAGAGCGCCAGACGGATTTTATCGACGTAGTGGCATGGCGGCAGACCGGAGAGTTCGTCTCCCGGTACTTCACCAAAGGCCGTCAGGCCGTCGTGGAAGGTCGTTTGCAGATGCGCGACTGGACGGATAAGCACGGCAACAAACGCCGCTCTGCGGAGGTTATTGCGGACAGCGTGTACTTTGCTGACAGCAACAAACGTGACGATAGCGCACCGGCAACGCAGCCCGCACATGACGATTTCGCTGAGCTTGATGACCTCGACGATGATGGCGAATTGCCCTTCTGAGGGGTGAGCAAATGCGGGACTCGCTGAGGATTTGGCACTCATACATTGAGGCCGCGAGAATGCTTTCGGATGCAGACCGCCTTGCCTATTACGATGCGCTATTTGATTACGGATTTGATGGGATTGATCCGGAATTAACCGGAATTCCAGCGGCAATGTTCCTGCTTACCAAACCGAATTTGGACAAATCAATCAGCAAATCGGAAGCAGGAGCCGTCGGTGGTGCAAGCAAACCGGAAGCAAAACGCAAGCAAACGTTAAGCAAAACGGAAGCAAACGGAAACGAATGCGCAAGCGATAAGAGAATAGAGAATAGAGAAGAGAGAATAGAGAGTATACCCCCCATACCCCCCAAGAGGGGGCGGAAGAAAACCACGCAAGAGCTGCCTGATCCGGATTTTGAAGCGTTCTGGGCTTTGTACCCGAAAAAGAAATCAAAAGGCGACGCCAAGAAGGCGTGGGCGCAGTTAAAGCCTAGCAGAGAGATCATCTCGGCCATAATGGCGAAGCTGCCACTGTTAGCCGCCTCCCACGACTGGACGAAGGAGGGAGGGCAGTACGTCCCTAACCCCGCAACATGGTTACGCGCCGAAGGCTGGGAGGACGAGGTGAAAGACGCTCCACGCAAGGACAGCTTTCCCACCCCGGCAAAACCCGGAGAAGCGCCGCGTGTGCCCAGCAGGGCGAAACAGAACGCGGAGTGGATGCGGGAAATGCTCGAAAGCGACGGCGAAGAAGAACATTAAAGCGCGGCGGCGGAGCCTAGATTAGCCGAGAGCGGAAATGCATCGGAATGGCCATGATTAGACTAGCAAAGGCGAGGCGAAGCACTGAGAAGCCGTGCATAGCGATGGCAGAGCGACGGAGAGCTGCGAAGAGCACCGAATAGCAAAGGAACAGCGCAGACAAGCGTTGAAACGCATCGGCACAGCAGAGGACAGCTTAGGCATGGCACCGCGATGACAGCCGAAGAAGAGCGTTGGCAAAGCAAAGAGCGGACTTACGCTGATTTGCAAAGGCTGGGAAAAGCGGAGCGTTGGCAGGGATACGTCAGGCGTGGATTAGCTGCGCAGCGGAATAGCTTTGGCATTGATGAGACTGGAGACGCTGGAATCGCAAAGCAAGGATTCGACGCGACAGGCAAAGGATTCGCAGAGCAAGGAGACACGGTGCAACGGAGAGGCTGCGAATAGCATGGCTGGGGCTATGCGGTGCAATGCAAGGCATAGGAATGGCAAAGCATCGAAACACTACGCAATGGGACTGCAAAGCGAAGCGCAGCAATGGATATGCAATGCGAGTAGATGCGGCGGAAAGGCGACGCAAAGCCCCGCAATGCGAGTAGATGCGGTGGAAGAGCAAAGCAAAGCACAGCGAAGGAGATGCATGGCGCGGACACGAACGGAAAACAACATTTTGGAGGTATAAGCATGGATATTTTGAAAGCAATGACGAAGAAGCACATCCGCATGACTTTTACGGAGGAAGTTTTGGGAACCTGCTCCAACAACCCGGAGCTGCACGATGAGTTTATCGCCAGCAAAGCACCAGACGCGATGACACGCGAACAGGAGGTTGCGGCAATCGGTGTCGGCAATTCGATTGAGAAGGGTATGACTGTTTTCCCCCGCAACTCCGATGGCGTACCTATCCTCTGGGGATACCAGATCGAGGGATTCATGAAGGAGGCTGTAAAAAATATCAAGAAGCATTGGCCGGATAGCGAGTGCGCTAGAATCAAAGCCAATAAACAGACTATCGACAATGCGATTTTCGTCTATTATAAGGCAATCCCTTATAAGGATTCCAGCAAGTATACCAGTAAGCACGGAAACTCTCCGCATAACGTAGATGGTATTTATTACGATACAGCTATTCCGGTCAACATGAATGGCGGTGTTGTCGGTGACTGTCAGCGTCCGTTGAGAGCGCAGACGGCGCAGGGTGAGCGTGTAGCCCTCGCGCACTCTGAGAGCTTGCCAGCTGGAAGCTCGATTGAGTTTTGGCTCGAATTCGCGCCGACTCTGGGCAAAGGCATTGATACTGATGAGGTCATGCGGGAAGTGCTGGATTACGCCCAGCTGAAAGGGATTGGCCAGTGGCGCAACTCCGGCAAGGGCCGAGCCGTTTGGGAGTATATCGACTAATCTTAAAGATTGATAAGGAGGAAATATCATGGACAGCAAATACTACATTGTGAGAGCAAAGGACGCGGGTGTTTTCGCAGGAAAAATCAGGGAGCGTAACGGCACCGAGGTGACGATGACGAGCGTGCGTCAGCTGTGGTATTGGGACGGTGCCGCATCCTTGATGCAGATGGCTCAGAGCGGGGTCACTAAACCGCGTAATTGCAAATTCACCGTCACCATTGAGGAGCTGACCATTATGGGCGTGTGCGAAATTCTCCCTTGCACCGACATTGCCGAGAAGTGCATTAAGGCGGTGGCGGAATGGAAGCGGTAAAAATCCGAGAGTGGATTAGTTCTAATTCCGGTTACGGTTACGGTGACGGTTCCGGTGACGGTTCCGGTTTCGGTTACGTTGACGGTTCCGGTTACGGTTCCGGTTCCGGTGACGGTTCCGGTTCCGGTTACGGTTCCGGTTCCGGTTTCGGTTCCGGTTCCGGTTTCGGTTACGGTTCCGGTGACGGTTCCGGTTTCGGTTACGGTTCCGGTGACGGTTCCGGTGACGGTTCCGGTGACGGTTCCGGTTCCGGTGACGGCCTCAAGGCATTTTGCGGAAAAGATGTATTTTACATCGACAATGTTCGCACTATTATCAATCGTATCAACGGAAATGTCGCATATGGCGCTATCATCACCGCAGATTTAAGCCTGAATAAATGCTTTGTCGTCAAGCAGGACGGAAAATTTGCGCACGGCTATCCGCTGAGAAACGCAATGTCTGCCCTTGCGGATAAGCTCTTCGAGGATATGCCAACAAATGAACGTATTGAGCGTTTTTGGGGCGAGTTTACACCCGGTGTAAAGTACCCTGCAAAGCTGTTTTACGATTGGCATCATAGGCTGACCGGGAGCTGTGAGATGGGGCGCAGACAGTTTGCAGAGGATCGCGGAATCAATGTGGAGACCGCAGAGTACACACCGGAAGAGTTCATCGAGTTGACGGAGAACGCATACAACGGGCAAATCATCAAACGGTTGAAGGAGGCAATGCCAAAATGAAGATTGTGAAGCGCGGGCACTCGGCTTTGGAGTATATCGATGAGCAATAACGCAAAATGCCGTAGGTGCAAATACGGGTTTGGGCAAGGGTGGTGTGATTACATCGGCGCGACAAACAAGCGCTGCCCATGCCCGCCGGGCAAAGAATGCACGGTGTACGAACCACTTAGAGGCGCAAAGGAGAAGAACCGGCTACCGGCTCCAATGCCGAAAGCCGACATTGAGCCGGAAAAGAAGCCGTGGAATGTGACGGCACAGCTCAACGATCAGCTGACGGCCATGTGGGAACAGGGGCTGACGGACTACCAGATCAGCGCCGAAACCGGCCTGAACCATACGACGATTGGTTATTGGCGGCGCAAGCGCGGCCTGCCAACCCAGAGGGAACGAAGAAATGCTCAGGGTCACAGTTGAGGTCGATGCACCTACCGGGCAGGCTATCGGAGTGAAGGAGCAGATAGCAATGGATCTGGAGCGCTGGGGCGATACAGTGGTTGTTTCCGTTGAGGAAATAACCCCGGAGCAGATGAAGTTAGGAGGCATGGCATGAGAATTACGATTCCGGGCGCTCCAAGGGGCAAGGCGCGGCCTAGAGTGACTAGGAGGGGAACTTATACCCCGGAGGAAACACGGCGCTACGAGGAGCTTGTGAGAGCTTGCTGGGCGAAAGCGGGAGGGGAGCGGTTTAAGGACGATACCGCGCTGAATGTGCTTATTATGGCATGGTTTCCCATTCCTCAAAGCACCAGCAAGGCGAGGCGGCTGGGAATGCTGCTGGGGCGTATCCGCCCAGCCAAAAAGCCGGACTGTGACAACGTGGCAAAGATCATTTGCGATGCGTTGAACGGATGCGCGTACAAGGATGATGCACAAATTGTACGCTGTACGGTAATCAAGTATTACTCGGAGACTCCGAGAGTCGAGGTAGATATACAGGAGGTAAAGCATGAATAACAAGTATGAATTTACGAGTGACACGTTAGTCACAGATGACGGTGCTGTACTCCACAGGATAAAAGCGCGGATCAGCTTTGCGGGTGTCCGCGAGGGAGACCTGGGCGGCTGGGTCGAAAATGAAAAAAATTTAGACGTGTCCGGCAATGCGTGGGTGTACGGCGATGCGCAGGTGTCCGGCAATGCGCTGGTGTACGGCAATGCGCGGGTGTCCGGCGATGCGCAGGTGTCCGGCGATGCGCTGGTGTCCGGCAATGCGCTGGTGTACGGCAATGCGCAGGTGTCCGGCAATGCGCGGGTGTCCGGCAATGCGTGTGTGTCCGGCAATGCGTGGGATGTCTCGCCGCTCCAAATCCAGTCGTCTAAATATTACGTCAACATGGCAAGTGCGACTGAGTTGCGCATCGGCTGTCAGGTGCATACGATCGCATGGTGGCTTGAAAATAATGAACGGCACGCCGCCGAGACAGGAGAAACGCCTGAATTTGCGGCTGAAATGCGCCTATATATCGAGCTGGCCGCAAGGAGATATGCGCCGGAATTGCTGGAACTTGCGGCCGATGAACAGTAACAGAGGCATGACATGAACAAACTACAAATTACAATGACCACGGAACAGGCGCGTATCATTAAAGTTGCACTGGAGGAGTACTTCCGCGCCCCGCTTGGACAGTGGCGCGACCTTGCTGACCGGCTGGCGTTCCGCGGCTTTGACTGGGACAACCACACAGACGAGGAGCTTGACAAACGGTGTGAGAAGAAAGAATACGCCCTATACGCATTTGATGCGGCTGGAAACATCGTGATGGACAGAACCGGAACTATCCCGCGCCCAACCGATGAGGCGATTGCGTCAGATATGTGGCGCATTCTGAGGCAGTGGCTGATGGCAAAAGAGATGCGGCAGGACATCCCGCTGGACACATACCACGAGAGCGACGAACCGCCTATCAAGGTGGAGGAGCTATCAGAATGACACTGGAAAACAAAAAAGAGCTTGTGCGGCTTTTGCACCTGTACATGGCTGATATTATGCGGCAGGATTCGGTTGAGAAAAGAAACCGCTCCCTTGCGATGCATGTTGGGATTAAAAGCCAGTTTGACCACGCACGAATCATCGTAAACAAGCTGGAGCGCGAGCTTTCAACCGGACTTTTTACGAATGGATGACGAATTGCACTTGAACTTGAATTTCGTCACCAGAAATGGCGGTATTCGGATAGGGCGAGAGAATGAGTTCAACTTTTCAGCCCTATAAAGTGAAACTGAAGGAGGTAAAACATGGATGATCTGAAACCCTGCCCGTTTTGCGGATGCGTACCGATAATTCAATGGGCGCGATATGTGTGCAAAAAACGCAGTTATGCTGGACGGAAGAGAAGTAGGGCTTCGTGCGACCGGCAAAGACGAGTTTTGCAGTTACGGGAGGTGAAATAAATGGCCCAATACCTTGAACGGTCAACCGCAATCGACATTGCTATCAGCGCAGAAGACGTGCATCCGTACAAAGTGGTTGGACAGCTGGAAACCTACAGCGACTACAATCAGGGGTGGAGCGATGCTTGCGGTTATATCAGCGAGTTGTTTGAGACTGCGCCGACGATAGATGTGCTTGCCGTGACAAGTGATAAGCTGGTCGGAAGCGGGGCAACTGAGCTTGCACCGATGTTGCGCGGCAAGTGGATTTTGCGGCACATAGGATGCGTACATTTTTTTGAGTGCTCTGTGTGCCATGCCACTCCTATTTACGGCACGAAGAACACAAAGTTTTGTCAAAACTGCGGGGCAAGGATGGATGAGGAGGATGATTCGAGTGATCCTGATTTGGTTGACTAACTTTGCATTTGCCGTTGGCGGCATGATTATCGGAATCCTCCTGACAGCCTGCATCGTTGCGGCGGACTGGCACGAGAAGCCCCGGAGACACCGGGGGTGGTGGATTGAGGACGAACAGGGCAATATGCACTGCACTAGGTGTAATTGCAACATCACATTCTCTAATTCTGAATCAAGCGATTACTGCCCGTGTTGTGGCGCGGAGATGAAGGGGGTTCGAAACAGTGGAAATTGTGATTCCTGACGAGCTGTATGAACTCATATGGGGAATTGAGGAGCGAATAGATACAGACAACCAGCTGACTCAGCTTGCGGAAGAAGCTGCGGAGCTGTCTCAGGCGGCTCTAAAATACAGAAGAGCGCTCCAAACTGCGCGATGGGAAGAGAATATCAGCCCGACGCCAAAAGCTTTAAACGATTCGTATGACAGTCTTACGGAAGAATGCTCCGATGTTATGCTTGCGGTGCTAGTAACTACCAGACACCTAATATCGAATGACATTATGCTCAACAAGGCCAAACGCTGGCTAGACCGTTTGAAGCGCTATCGGGATGAGGAGGGCTTATGAGCAACACAAGATACCCGTGGTGGGGATATGCTCGCAAGATTATCTATCTGTACCCTGAGCGGTGCCGTCAGCATCAGGAAATGCTGCGGCAGAATATCACGCCCGGGTATTGCGAGCAGGTTGGTGGGCATACGGCAAGCAGGACGGTCGAGCAAATTACGGTGAAAGCGATGACCGCACCAGAATACAGGGAGTATAAGGCTGTATATGATGCAATCGCCGTAAAAGGCAACCCGGAACTGATGCGGCTGCTGACTTTGCTGTACTGGCAAAAGCACAAGCGTTACACTATCTATGGCGCGGCGCAAGAGTGTCATATTTCAGAGCGCACGGCACGGCGCTGGAGCGTCGATTTTACCCGGCAGGTCGGACGAAATATGAATTTCCTTGAATAATGGCCGTTTAAAGCCATTTTTGCGTGGTAAAATAGTAGCGTAGATAAAGGGGCATCCGAAAGGGTGCTCCTTTTGTGTTGCCGAAAGGCGGGTATCAACATCGCATTATTGGACAGGGGCGGGGTCGGGCGATGAGAAAATGGAGGAAACATGGACAGTCTCGATATTGTATATGTCAGCATGGATGAAATCACGCCTTATGAGAACAACCCACGCATGAATGACGGCGCTGTCGAATCTGTCGCAAAAAGCATTTCCGAATTCGGGTTCAAAGTGCCAATCGTGCTGGACAAAGATTATGTCATTGTTTGCGGTCACACCAGATATAAGGCAGCAAAGCAGCTTGGCCTGACCGAAGTGCCCTGTGTGATTGCCGCCGACCTTACGCCCAAGCAGGTCAAGGCATTCCGTCTTGCCGATAACCGAGTGTCTGATAACTCCATCTGGGACAACAAAAAGCTGCTGGAAGAACTTGACGATCTGGATGATATTTTCACCGGGTTTGAGCTGAGCGACGTTTTCGACAATACGCTCGACGAGAAAGACAATAGCGCACTGGACGATAACGAGTACGGCGTGACTTACGAGGTTGTATTCAGGAGCGAGGACGAGGAAAAGATTAAGCGCATTCAGTCTATGTGGGAACAAATGGAAAAGACAGAGAGCGCTGGAGAACAAAGCGATGAGGAATGACGTGCTTGTGTGCGAAATATCCGGCAAACGACCCGGAACATCTCAGGCGCGGAAAACGGAGCGCTTTAACGTGTCTTATCCGCACTGCATTATCTCCAACGACTCCAATGGCTACGAATCCCAATGGGAGATTGTGAACGTCCCTGACGATTATGCAGAGTGGTACAAAAGTACTGTGAAAAACTCGGAAAGCGCATGGTACGCACCGATGAACCGTTCCTACGCAATCAAATATGCGAAGGAGCATGGCTACAAGTATCTGGTGCAGCTCGACGATAACATTAATTTCCTCGAGCTTGCCTATCAGGACAAGCGCAAGGATAAAATCATTCGCCGGTATAGAGTGCATGAAACCCAGAATATGCTGGATGATTTTGTGAATATCCTTGTAACAATCCTTGAAAACACAAATGCCGGAATGGCTGGGTGCAATTTGGCTGCTTGCTCTAACCCGGATATGACATTTATGTCCGAGCGGTATGTATATAGCTTTTTCGCACTCAACTTAGAGATTTGCCCCCCTGTATTTCACGGTGACTTTGAGGATGACATCGAATATCGGTTGAAATGCTGGCAGATGGGCGTTCCCTCTATTCAGGTCGCTTGCTTACGCTACTCCAAAACAGGGCAAGCGAAAAACAAAGACTTGACAGGGTGTCGGAAAGCATACGCCGCCGCCGGAGTGAAACGCGGAGAACATATGCGCCGCCTGTATGGCGATAAGTACAAGTGCGGTATGCGGTCAAGAGGGCAGAACATTACAGCGCAAAACGAACCGGGCGAACAGTGGTTTAAGCATATCTTGAAACCGTTCAAAGTCGGCGTATTGGTGAAGAACAAGAAAGCTATTGATGCTGCTATAGCGGAGGCGTTCCGCAAGTATGCAAAGCCGAACCCGGATAAGGTACTTGTGAAAACGAAAAAGGTCAAGAAAAGTGGTGAGAAGAGTGGCTCGACCGAGAAAAGAGATTGACAAGGAAGCATTTGAAAAGCTGTGCGCACTCCAATGCACAAAGGACGAGATTTGCGCATGGTTCAAAATCGACGAAAAGACACTCACCGCATGGTGTAAGCGTGAATACAAGGAAGGTTTTTCCGATGTATATAAAAAGAAGCGCTGTGTGGGTAAAATCTCACTACGTCGGTACCAGTGGAATTTGGCAAAGAAGAACGCTGGCATGGCGATTTGGCTTGGTAAGCAGGTACTCAACCAGACGGAGACCGGCGAACAGAACGCCGACAGCGATACAGGCCGTGAAGATGAGCTGAGCAAGAGCCTGCGGGAGTTTGCGGAAGGGTTGGAAAGCGATGAAGTTTGTTAAGTGTCGGGGTGATATTTATATCCCGCTGGCTGAGGTGACGAAGATCACACATAACAGCAACCCGCATAGAGCGGCCATCATCGAGACCAAAGGCGGGAACCAATACGAGGTCTATGACGGCATTATGGCGGCTCCCACGATTGAGAACTGCGTCATTGACCTATGATCAGCAAAAAGCAAAAAGCAATCCTAGCATATCCGTACACTGATAAAGATGTGCTGATCTGCGACGGAGCTGTCCGTTCTGGCAAGACGACATTCATGATGTGGGCTTTCATCCGCTGGGCGATGGATAACTTCGACGGAATGCGGTTCGGCATCTGTGGAAAGACTGTCGATTCAGCGGCAAAAAACATCATCGTTCCTTTCATCTCTATGACTGAGGCCAAAAAGCAGTACGGCCTGAGGTGGAGACGCGGTGAACACATCCTTGAGGTGTCGTATAAAGGACGCAAAAATTTCTTCGAGGTTTTCGGCGGAAAAGATGAAAGCTCATTCATGCTGATTCAGGGTCGAACGCTGGCCGGTGTCCTTTTGGATGAGGTCGTGCTCATGCCGGAGTCGTTTGTCAATCAGGCTTTGGCTCGTTGCTCTGTGGACGGGTCGAGAATCTGGTTTTCGTGTAACCCAGCTTCCCCCCAGCATTGGTTTTACACGAACTGGATTCAGAGGGCGGATGAGCACAACGCCCTTTATCTCCACTTTTCGATGGATGACAACCCGGCGCTGTCTGCCAAAGTGCTTGAGCGCTATAAATCGATGTACACCGGTGTCTTTTATGAGCGCTACATCTTAGGTCGCTGGGTGCTGGCAGAGGGTTTGATCTACCCGATGTTTACCGATGAGTGTATTGTGGATGATGAGCCAAAGCAGGGCGATTATTACATTTCGTGTGACTACGGAACACTGAATCCGTTTTCAGCTGGGCTATGGTGCTGGGACGGTAAAACCGCAACAAGAGTACGCGAATATTACTATTCCGGGCGCGAAACGCAAGCCAACAAAACGGACGAGGAGTATTACGCCGAACTAGAAAAGCTGGCTGGTGACCTCTACGTCAAAAGCGTCATTGTTGACCCGTCGGCTGCGTCGTTCATCGAGGTCATTCGGCGGCACAAGCGCTTTATCGTCCGCAAAGCAAAAAACGAAGTTATCGCCGGAATCAACACAACTGCCCGGTATTTGCAGGATGGCACAATCAAGGTGCATCGTAGCTGCAAAGACTGCATCCGAGAGTTTGGCCTGTACCGCTGGGACGACAAGAGCACGGAGGACAAGCCAATCAAGGAGAATGACCACGCGATGGATGATGTGCGTTATTTTGCCTATACTGTCCTTCGACAAAAGGTAGGCAAAGAAAAATATACTCCGCTGTATGAGAGGTGAGACGAACTGAAAACCTATCAAGACCTTATGGATGTGGGTACCGACGAGGAAGCCCGCATTGCTTTTATTCTGGGCGCGATTCACGAACACAGGGCATCAAAAGCATATAAAACCGCCGTCGATGCAAGAGCCTATTACGAAGGCCGGAACCCCACAATCAACAAATATGAAAAGATCATCTATGATATGCAAGGGAAAGCGCATCGGGATATGTACACGGCAAACCACAAGTTGGCGAGCCGTTTTTTTGGCTTTGCAGTCGATCAGGAAGTGTCCTATCTACTGGGCAACGGAGTGACATTCGGCGATGAGTCCACAAAAAAGAAGCTATGCCCGGACTTTGACCTTGAGCTGATTCATGCGGCCCGAGAAGCAAAGATAGGCGGCGTTGCATACGGCTTTTGGGATTGGGATCATCTGCTTGTGTGGTCGGCTCAGGAGTTCGTGCCATTAATGGATGAGGGAAACGGCTCTTTACGGGCTGGAATCAGATTCTGGCAGCTTGAGCCGTCCAAGCCGATTCGGGCGACTCTCTATGAGACGGACGGCTATACGGAGTACTTTCAGCCGAAACACGAAGATATGCAGGTGCTCAAGCCGAAGAGCAGCTATATTAAGTTGGTCGTGTCTGCTCCAGTAGGCGGCACAAGGATCTATGATGGCGGCAATTATGACGGGTTCCCGGTGGTTCCGCTGCGGAATAACGAATCGTTCCTGTCGGAGATTGTTGGCAAACGGAACACCATTGACGCACTTGACCTCGCCACAAGCAACATGGTCAACAACGTGGATGAGGGCAACCTGATTTATTGGGTGCTGACCAACTGCGAGGGCATGAGCGACCTGGACGATGCAAAATTTATTGACCGACTGAAAACGACCCATGTTGCACACGCCAACGGTGACGATGGTGCGAAGGCCGAAGCAAAATCCGTCGAGGCCCCGTACAATGGGACAAACATCACCATTGATATGCTCAAGAAAAAGCTGTACGAGGATTTTCAGTGCTTTGATGCGTCTGCGGTCACGGCCAGCAATCAGACGGCGACCGCCATTAAGGCCAGCTATATCCCGCTTGACCTCAACACGGATAAATTCGAGGCGGAAGTCACCCGGTTTATCGTTGAAATTCTCCGGCTGGCCGGAATCGATGATGCGCCGTCTTACACCCGGAACCAAATTATTAACAAAAGCGAGGAGACACAGACACTTCTCTCAGCGGCGGATTATTTTGATGATGAATACATGATCAAGAAGCTGCTGACGCTGAACGGCGACATCGACCAGTACGAAGATCTGATGCGGCGCAAGGCTGAACAGGCCATGCCAGCTTATGAGGATGACAAACAGGAGGGCGAAGAGAATGGCGACCAGTACGATTAACATTGCGATCATCTGCATGGCAGTGATTTTTCTCTGCCTGTTAAACAGGTTCACACGCGGTGAGTAAGGCGGACGAAGGCCACAAGCTGACAGACAAAAAGCTGGTTCAGCTGGAACGGCGCATTACGCAGGTATTCCGAGATGCGGCGGCGGAAATGCAGGGGACCGTCGCCGCGTATTTTGCCCAGTTTGAAAAGCGGGACGCAGAGATGCGGGCCATGCTGGAGGCTGGAGAGATTGACGCGGCGCACTACAAACAATGGCGGCTGAACCAGATCGGACGCGGAAAATCGTTTGAAGCGCTCCGGGATGAAATGACCCGCCGGATGGCGGATGCCGGAGCTGTTGCATATAGCTATATCAACGATGCCACACCGGGGATATACTTCCTGAACCGCAATTTTGCCGCTTATACGGTCGAACTCATGAGCGGCAAAACTGGCTTTGCCTTGTGGGATGAGCGCACAGTGCGTCGCCTGTTGGTCGAGCATCCCGATTTGATGCCGTACTATCCGAAAAAACTGGCGCTCAAACGTGGTTTTGATATTGCATGGGGTAAAAAGTGCATTAAATCCACCGTAACAAGCTCTATCCTGCAAGGACAGGGCATCAAACAGATGGCAGACACCTTACAGCGGAAAATCCCCACCATGAACCGCGACAGCGCGATTAGAGCTGCCAGAACGGCGGTCACGGGAGCGCAGAACGGCGGGCGGCAGGACACATATCATGCGGCGGCAGGAATGGGCATCAAGCTCAAAAAAGAATGGTTGGCTACACTGGACGGGCGTACCCGCCCGGCACATGGTGCCGCAGACGGCCAGCAGGTGGACGAAGATAAGCCGTTTATCGTAGACGGGTACAAGATGATGTACCCCGGTGACACAAGCGCACCGGCCTATCTGGTATATAACTGTCGGTGTACGACGGTCGCTGAAGTAGACGGCGTTAATATGTCCGACGCATTGCGGCGGGACAAGGATGGCCTTGTAACAAATATGACTTTCGCCCAGTGGGAAGCATCAAAACAAGGGGGAATTTTGTGAGCGTTGTATTTGAAGATCACTCCGAAGAAATCCTTGCCGAGATGGAGGACGCCGTGCAGAAAGCGCTGGAGGAATGCGGGCTTACTGCTGAGAATTACGCGAAGCGGCTTTGCCCCGTTGATACCGGCAATCTGCGAAACGGGATTACGCACAGCGTTTCGGAGAATGTGGCCTACGTTGGTACAAATATTGAGTATGGCAAATATGTGGAGCTGGGCACCGGCAAATTTGTAGCTGGAGGCCGACCGACGCCGTGGGTGTATCAGGATGCAAAGGGCAACTGGCACCGAACGCACGGACAGAAGGCACAGCCATTTATCAAGCCTGCTGTGGCTGACCATCTGGGCACCTATCAGGTAATTATCGAGAGAAATATGAAACACGGATAAGCTGAACGGCGTGAAAGCGCTGGTTCGGCTTTTATTATGCCCATTTTCGGGCCAATTTACGGTAAATACCGCGAAGAACAGCGGTTTTTATAGAACTCAAATGGCGAAGGACTGCCACCGAAGAAAAGGAGAGCAAAATGAGTATTACACGCAAGCTGCTGAAAGGTATGGGTCTGACCGATGAACAGGTCGATACCATCATCGAGGCACACACCGACACCGTGGATGGCTTGAAGGCTGATGTTAGCCGGTACAAGTCCGACGCGGAAAAACTGCCCGGCGTCCAGAAGGAGCTGGACGATCTCAGGGCTAAGGGCGATGGCGGATATAAAGATAAGTACGACAAGGAGCACAGCGCCTTTGAGGCTTATAAGGCCGACATTACCGCAAAAGAGACGAAGGCGGCAAAGGAAAAGGCCGTCCGCGCCTACTTTGAAAGCAAGAAAATCGTGGGGGATAATCTTGACCTCGCAATGCGGGGCTGTGGGGACGAAGTCTCCGCTGTTGAGCTGGTGGACGGCAAGATCAAGGACACAAAGGCGCTGGATTCGTTGATTGCCGGTACCTATAAGGGCCTTGTGTCTACCACCAAGATCACCGGCAGCCACCCCGATAATCCCCCCGGCAGCACCGGCGGAAAAATCACCTCCAGAGCGGACGTGTATCGCAAAGATGACAATGGCCGCTATGTGCTGAGTACGTCGGAGCGGCAGAAGGCCCTTGCCGAATTGATGGCAGAGGGCGAATAACGAAAGGAGAATTATATGGCAGCAAAAGAAAATCTTACTACTTCTGCACAGATTACCACTTCCGCCAGAGAGGTGGATTTTGTTACCCGTTTTGCGGACAACTGGGACGCGCTGCGCACCATTATGGGCATCATGCGCCCCATTCGGAAGGCACCCGGCACCAAGCTGGTTTCCTACAAGGCGGCCGTTGACGGAACCCTTGTTGGCGGCACCTCCGTGGGCGAGGGCGAAGAGATCCCCTTCACCAAGATGAAGGTCACTCCGGTGTCCTATGATGACATTGAGGTTGCGAAGTATGCCAAGTCCGTGTCTGTGGAGGCCGTGGCAAAGTACGGCGCGGACATCGCCGTGGAAAAGACCGATGACGCGTTTATCGTGGCCTTGCAGAATAAGGTGCTCACTGATTACTACACCTTCCTCGGTACCGGCACGCTGAAGCTGACCGAGACCACCTGGCAGCGCGCGCTTGCTATGGCAAAGGCGAAGGTGCTGGACAAGTTCGCCGGTATGGACAAGGACGTGACCGAGGTCGTCGGCTTTGCCAACATCATCGACGCATACAGCTACTTGGGCGATAAGGACATCACCGTTCAGAGCGCGTTCGGCCTGAACTATGTGGAGAACTTCCTCGGCTACCGCACCCTGTTCCTGCTGCCCGATAAGTACATCGCCAGCAACAAGGTGATCGCAACCCCCGTCGAGAATATCGACCTGTATTACGTTGACCCCGGCGACAGCGATTTTGGCAAGCTCGGCCTGAATTACACCGTTGAGGGCGAGACCAACCTGATCGGCGTCCATGTTGAGGGCGATTACAGCCGCGCCACCGGCGATATGTACGCCATCATGGGTATGAAGCTCTGGGCCGAGTATTTGGACGGCATTGCCGTTGCAACCGTTAAGCCCGCCGGTTCCGGCGGTTAATCTGTAAGGAGGCGGCGAAATGCTGGAAGAAATTCTGCGGCATCTGAATAACTGGTTCTGCGTCGAAGCACACGAGGGCGAGTTCAGCGTGGAGAACGGCAGCATTTCGCTGCCTTTTTTGCAGTATGGCCAGTACTACCGCATCTGCGGCTCTGTTCGCAATGATGGATTGCATCAATATACCGGGCCGGACTCAAACGCGGCTGAATTGTTGTCTGAGACATGGACGGGTACTATTTGGGCGCTTTCAATCCCTGCTGATGTGCTCCATCTCGCAAAGGACATCGAAGCGTGGCAGGAGAAGAACGCAGAGGCCGCTCAAAGCCCGTATCAGAGCGAGAGCTTTGGCGGGTATAGTTACACCAAATCGAGCGGAAATGCCGACAGCGGCGGCTCTGTGAGCTGGCAGTCGGTATTCCGCTCACGTCTTAATTGCTATCGGAAAATCAGGGGGTGCGAACCGTGAGCTTGATCTTAGACAGCTTTGCGCATACCTGCACCATCATGGAGAAAAAGCGCATTGCAGATGGAGAGGGAGGCTGGGACATTGTTTGGACTGATGGCGCTGAGTTTACGAACTATCAGACGCTGGATACGTCGATGCAAGCGCGGCTGGCGGAAAAAGAGGGGGTAACAAGCACCTACTCTGTTCTGGTCGATGTCGCCGTGCCTCTCGATGAGCTGGACTATTTCCGGGACAACGAAACTGGGTTGACCTATCGCGTGACCTCTCCCCCCGAGGCAAAGAAAACGCCGAGATCGGCATCATTCTCTCTGAAATATTTCACAGCGGAACGAAAGGAGCTGCCGTGATGACAAAAGCGGCAGCGCTACAAGCGTGGTTCGAGCAGTTCCTACCGGCCTATACCGCCGCAAATGTGCCCGAGGATGTCATTTTCCCGTACCTGACCTATGAGCTTATCACGGATGCATGGAACGGTGACGAGGGTTCTGCGGCACTGACCGTCAATCTCTGGTTTTACACCGAATCTGAGAAGGTTCCGAATGCGAAAGCGCAGGCACTTTCCGCGGCGCTTGGCATTGATGGAGTGCGGCTGCGGTGCGATGAGGGTTTTATCTGGCTCCAGCGTGGCTCTCCGTTCTGCCAGAGCATCCGGGACGATACCGATAGCAAGATCAACCGGCGGTATATCAACATTACTGCCAAATATTTCACGTTTGACTAAAAAGGAGGAAGATAATGGGTAAGTTTACCGTTATCCCGCAGGACACCTTTGAAGCGATGCAGCTTGACGCTGGTGTCCTGCTCAAAAAATTTACGCCCAACGCAGTCAAGGCCCCGGATGATGCGGACATTGTGTGCGCCACCACTGGAGGCATTACCATTACCTGCACTCCGACCCATTCCGATCTGGGTGATGATGTAGACAACTGCCCGCCTAACACTAAAGAACTGAAGCATCTGGATAGTTGGGAGTGCAAGGTCAGCTTCACCGGATTGGGCACGTCTGCCGAAGCAATCAAACTGGCGCTGTCTTCCGCTGACATCAGTTCTACGGTGGAGAGCAAGAACGACATCGTGACGCCTCGCCGCGATTTGAATCAGAGTGATTTCTCTGATCTTTGGTGGGTTGGTGACCGGGCGGACGGAGGATGTGTGGCGATTCAGATCAAGAATGCGCTGTCCACCGGCGGTTTCAGCCTGAAAACCACCAAGAACGGCAAGGGCCAGTTGTCCATTGAGTTGACCGGCCATGTCTCTATCACCGATCAGAATACAATGCCGATGGTGTTTTATAGCCTTGCGGCGTAAGGAGGACTCATGAAAAAAATCTCTGAGCTGACCACCGAGGAGGCCGTCGATTACCTGTGCGAAATGACTCCCTATGTGGCGAATATTTCTGCCGATGAAGAGCTTTTGAAGGTTCTGCGGGAAAAGCTCGAGGGTGCGGCAAAAGCGTCCAGAGCTGAAATTTACACGTTCGGCGCGGCGAAAATTGCTAAACTGGTGCCCATCTTGCTGAAGACTCACCGCAACGACGTGTTCGGTGTCCTGTCAGTGGCAAACGGCGTCCCCGTGGAGGAGATTGGCAAGCAGAACATCATGGAGACCATGAAGCAGGTCAAGGAGCTGTGCGCCGATGAGGAGCTGTTGAGTTTTTTCAAACCGTCCGCCAAGTCGGCGGACGAAGAGTGATTTCCGCGCTGATCGCTATGCCCAGAATGCGGGGGAGAGCTGTTTTGTCGGCTCTCCCCTATGTGCTGGAGTCGAACACGCGCCGGGAGGCCGCTGTGGTCTACCTGACAGATGCGCTTATGGCAGTCAGCGGGAACACCGCAATGTATGAAAATAGCAGGATCATGAGCCGCCGGTTTGCTGACATCATCGACCCGCAACATGAAGTTGAAGAAACCAGAACCAGCGAGGACGTGATAGCCCATATGAAAGCGAAACTGCAGGAGGTGAGCGAAGATAGACCTGTTTGATCTCTATGCGAAAATCAGTTTAGACGACACCGAATATAAAGTGGCAGTTGAGTCTGCAAAAGACGACGCAGACAGCACAAAAACCGCTTTTGACAAGCTGTCCACGCAATCGGGAACGCTGCAAAGCGCCATTGATAAAATCAGCAATCCGACGAAAATTGTTACTTCGCGATTCGGTGAACTGAAATCCCAATTAGAGCCTATCGCCCATCCGATTCAAACAATACAGGCTGGCGTGGAGTCCCTTAAAGGGAAGCTTGAGACAATCGTTCACCCTGTAAAGGCGTTTCAGGATAAGCTACAATCCCTAAAAGACAAGATGGCGCAACAAGCTGACGCTGCGGAATCGGCGAAAAACAAATTATCTTATTTGCAAAGCAGCTACGATAGCGCTAAGGGCAAGGTAGATTCCCTCACTCAGCAGTTCAACGCATCCATCAAAAGCACAGGAGCACTATCCGACGAGACAAAGGCTCTCGCTGAAAAATTGGCCGAAGCGGAAAAAGAGGCCGATCAAGCAAAAAGGTCGCTAAATTCTTGCGCTGAAGAAATCAACAGCACCGGAAATGAAGCGGAACAGTCTGCCGAGAAAACTGAAAAACTGAATGACAAAATGTCTAAGATTGGCTCTGCGGTAAAAGGCGGTCTTTTAACTGCTGCAAAAGTCGGCGTTGCCGCAATTGGAGCTGCTGCAGCAGGTGTTTCGGCACTTGTTAAAGCATCAGTTGACTCCTATGCGGACTATGAGCAGCTTGTGGGTGGTGTGGAGACCCTGTTTAAAGATTCCGCTGGCGTGGTCGAGCAATATGCGGCAAATGCCTACTCGGCTGCTGGCTTGAGTGCAAACGAGTACATGGACACGGTCACAAGCTTCAGCGCATCTCTGCTGCAGGGACTGGGTGGCGACACCGCCAAAGCAGCTGAAATAGCCAATCAGGCTGTCGTGGATATGTCCGATAACGCAAACAAGATGGGTACTGACATGGCGTCAATCCAATATGCGTATCAGGGATTTGCAAAGCAAAACTACACCATGCTGGACAACCTGAAGCTTGGATATGGCGGAACTGCATCCGAAATGGCTCGTCTTATCAATGATTCCGGCGTACTAGGAGATAGCATAACGGTAACAGCAGACACCGTGAATGATGTGTCCTTCGACAAAATGATTGAAGCAATTCACGTCGTTCAGGACAATCTGGGGATTACTGGGACAACTGCGAAAGAGGCCGCTACAACGATTCAGGGGTCTGTAAGCGCCATGAAAGCGTCTTGGCAGAACCTTCTAACAGGTGTTGCGGATGATACGCAGGATTTTGACCTCCTTGTAACTAATTTTGTCGATAGTGTTGGTACTGTCGCCGACAATATACTACCTCGAATCGAGACGGCATTAAACGGTGTCGGGAAACTGGTCGAGAAGTTGGCTCCGATAATCACAGAGCGGTTGCCGGGTATAGTTGAATCTGTCCTTCCCGTGTTAATTTCTGCTGCAGAATCGTTACTGAATGGCGTAGTTGAGGCAATCCCCGGCTTGCTTAACGCGCTTATTGCCGTTGCACCAATGGTACTGGAAACTATTGTAAATGCATTCGGTGAGTATGCGCCGATGCTCATTGACGCCGCATTGCAGCTAATTGTATCGCTGGGCGATTTTTTGGGCGATTCCTTGCCGGAGCTAATTCCGGCGATTGTTGACATCGTGCTCCAAATCGCTGAAACGTTAATCAACAACATCGACAAGCTGATTGACCCGGCGCTCAAGATTATCGTAGCGCTGGCAGAGGGGCTGATTAATGCACTTCCGCGTCTGGTTGAAAAAGCCCCTACAATCATCACAAAGCTCATACAAGCGATTGTCCAGCAGTTGCCTAACGTCCTTAATACCGGCATCGAAGTGCTTGGCAGTCTGATTTCCGGCATCCTGAGTGCAATCCCAAGCCTGGTTGCAGCAATCCCTGGATTAATTAACTCTTTTGTGAGCGGGATAACAGGCTTGCTTGGAAGTGTTGTTAATGTTGGCGAAAAAATCGTTGACAGTATCAAGCAGGGTATCTCGAATGCATGGGAAGGCCTAAAAAGCTGGTTCTCTGGCATCTGGGACGGCCTTTTTGGCAACAAAAAAGTAAATGTGTCCGTCAACAAATCCGGAACAGCAGGTTCCCACGCTGGTGGCCTTGATTACGTCCCGTACAACGATTATGTGGCGAACTTGCACCGAGGCGAAATGGTTCTGACTGCGCCGGAGGCTGATGCATACCGCAAGAACGAACGCAAAAGCTCCGGCGGTGTGACGGTGGTGCAGAATATTTATTCCAAAGCCCAGACCGCCGCAGACCTGATGCGGGAGGCCAAATGGGAGCAGGAAAGGGCGGTGATGATGGGTGTATAATTGCAGATTTGTGGCCGAGGACGGAAGAAATTTCCGCTTTGGTTATGAGTATGGCACGATTTTTGACCTGTCGCCGCTATCCGAAATTGACGTTGATGTGAGCACATCGCAGGGCTTTCAGCAGGTCGGAACAACGGTCGAAGCTGAAACAGTTGGGGGTGTTAGCCGCACCATTTCCGGCAAGTTTCTGGACACCTCCAGAGACCTGCCTGAACGAATTCTGCGGACGTTCGTTCCCGGCACCCACGGAAAACTGTATTTCGGTGACAATTATTATTGCGACTGCGTAGTGCAAAAGACTCCGGCCATTACGCTTGCGGCGGATAAGCGCAGCTTCTCCCTGATGCTTTACTGCGCCTATCCGTATTGGATGCAGGATGTTGAGTCGGCTTACATTTTAGGCGGCTACACTGCTGCTTTTGCGTTTCCGGTCTGCTACGACTCCCACACCTTCGGTGTCAAATCCTCCGCCCTGTTCACCAACTGCCGCAACGACGGCATGGTTTCCGTGCCCTACGCCGTGCAGTTTCGCGCTGGCGCCCCGGTGACAAACTACGGCATACTCAATGCGGCCACCGGTGAAAAGCTCTCCCTGACCGACTCGCTGGCTCTGGGCGACGTTGTGACCGTGTACCGGGACAATGGGCGGCTGAAGGTGGAGAAGGAGTCCGGCGGCGTCACCACGGACATCTTTTCCCGGCTGGATGAGGACAGCACACTTTTCTCGCTGGCGGTGGGCGACAACATCATCAAGATGACAGCGGACAGCGGCGTGGACAACCTGACCGCCTATGTGACGCTCAACCCGGCCTTTGTGGGGGTGCTTGCATGACGGTGTCTGTCTACAATCTCTGGCTGGAGCGCATCGGCGTGATCGAGACGTGGGTCTCACTGGTGTGGCAGGAGTGCTACAACACAGAGGGCAGCTTCCAGCTGGAGGTGCGCCAGCGCTCTGACCTGATCCCGCTTTTGCAGGAGGAGTATTACTGCGGCCTGACTGGCCATGATACGCTCATGGTCATTAAGTCCAGGCAGATCAAAGACGGTATGATCGTGGTCAACGGCTTCCCGGCCACCCACATCCTGCATGACCGGGTGTCTACGGATGTGGTGAGCAATGAGAATGCCGAAGCGGCTATGCGCCGCCTGTTTGCGGCAATGGCCCCGTACCCATGCTTAGAGCTGGGCGAATCTGCTGGGCTGACCGCAAACTATGCCCCACAAATCAGCGACAGGAGCCTGAAGGAGTATTTTGAGAACATCGCGCAGGAATGCGCCATCGGCTTCCGGCTCCGCCATGACAAAAAGGCACAAAAGCTGCTTTTTGAGGTCTACCAGCGCGGCGAAAATCCAAATGCGAAATACTCCACCGCCTATGGGAATATGGGCGATATCGCCCACTCTGTGACCACCAACGGCTATAAAAATGTGGCCGTTGTGGCCGGTGCCGGGGCGGGCGACGCCCGGATCACCGTGCTGGCGGGCAACACCTCCGCCACCGGCGCAGACCGCCGGGAGATGTATGTGGACGCCCGGCAGGAGCAGCCCGAGGACGGGGAGAGCGATGCCGCTTACAAAGCCCGGCTCGTCGCGCTGGGGGAGCAGAAGCTGGTGGAGCAGATCAAGGTGGAGAATATCACCTTTACGCTGGACGACGACCGCGCCCGGCTGGGCGACATCGTATTTTGTTACATCCCCGAGATCGGCGTCAACGTCAAGGCGCGGGTCATCGGCATGACTGAGACCAGTCAGGACAACGTGACCACCCGGGAGGCCGCCATCGGCACCCCGGTGGTCGTCAGGAGGTATTGATGGCAATCGTGACATATCCCCTCAACGGGATTACCTACAACGCGGAAGACGCGGAAACCTATCTGAGCACCCGCATCAGCGGAATTTATGCGGCAGATGACTGCTTTGACCTGAGCATCACCGCCGACCGGACCGTGACCATCGGCCCCGGCCTTGCGTGGGTGCGCAACACCAGATTTGCAGGCAAAAGCATCTGCAACCGGGAGGTGCTGGCGCTGGCCATCCCGATGGCGGACAGCTCCAAGCCCCGCACGGACCGCATCGTGCTCCGCTACGACAAGGCGGAAAACAAATCCGAGCTGGCAGTCAAGACCGGCACGCCCGGCTCCGCCGCCGCTGCGCCGGATGTGGTGCAGACCGAACTCGTCTATGAGTTGGGCCTGTATACTGTTTCGGTCGCAGCAGGCAGCACCGTCATCAAGGCGGCGGATGTCACCGACACCCGGCTCAACGAGCAGGTGTGCGGCCTGATGCGGGACGGGGTGACCGGTGTACCTACGCAAAGCATCTATAATGCAGCGCAGGAATTTTTGGAGTCCCTCGAAAAGGAACTGAATGGCGTTAAGGACAGGAGTGGACTGCTCACCACATCGGGCGGAACGATTGCGGGTTCGCTTGCCGTGACGGGAAAGCTGTCTGTCGGCGGAAACGCTATTGCCGACTATGTGGCGGAATCCGGGACGAGTGATGGATGGGAGTATATCAAATACACTTCCGGCCTTGCCATGATGTGGCGCAACGTGACAGTGGAATATTCCGCCGCATCCGTGCTGGAAAAATGGGTGAGCTATCCGTTTGCCCTGCAAGCGGGTGTAGTAACCTTCGGAACTTTGGAGAGTGTCGGAGACAATGTTGGTGCTGCGCTTGGCTGGAATGTGAAGGTTGTCCCGCAGAGCGATAACCAGAGCGCCCGCGTCTTTGTGCATAACCCATCCGGCAGTTTCGGCGGCGCAGATGCGCTTACCGTGTCGGTGCTGGTGCTGGGAAGGTGGAAGTAAAGGAGAAATGATGGAATGGATAAAAAGGTATTGGATTGAAGCCGTGTTCGGCGCTGTGATCGCTGCCCTTGGCGGAGCGTACCGCAAGATTGCCAAAAGGCTGAAAGCCCGGCAGGCTGAAGATGAGGCGCTCAAGGACGGCCTGCTTGCCATCCTGCACGACAGGCTCTACACGGAGTGCAGCAGACACATTGATGCGGGACAAATCGACCTGACAGCAATGAAAAACATCGAATACATCTACAAGGCGTATCATGCGCTCGGCGGAAACGGAACCGGCACGGAGTTGTATAAGCGGGTGAAGGCGCTCGACCTTGAGAAGGAGGAACATAAATGAAAGAGAACTGGAAAACGTGGTTTAAGGCAGCGGGCATCCGCGCCATCAAAACCATCGCCCAGACCGCCGTGGCCACCATCGGCACCAGCGCGGTGCTGGGAGATGTAAACTGGGTGGCCGTGGTCAGCGCGTCGGTGCTGGCGGGCGTGCTCAGCCTGCTGACCAGCGTGGCTGGCCTGCCGGAGGTGGAGGTGTAAGACATGCCGGACAAGATCGTCCACACAATACACTTGGATCGGTACGCGCCTATGCCCGCCCAGATCCAGCTTGGTACAGTCGAGAGCTATGGCGTTGAGCAGATTGCCGTTGTCGCCGGTGCCGGTTGGGACGGGCTTGACATTGTAGCGGTGTATCATCCGCCCAAAGCGGCGGAGCCGGTGCGTGTGCTCGTGCCGTCAGACGGCCTGTCTGATGTGCCCCCGGAGGCGACTGCGTCTGCTGGCCGTGGTGCGCTTGTGATCGCAGGTATGGCGGACGGTGTGCAGATTGCATCCTGCAATATCGCCTATACGGTGATTGCGCAGGCTGGCACAGACGGCACAACCAGCGACGCGCCAACGCCTGATCTGGTGCAGCAGATCTTGTCTGCCGCGAATGGTGCAGTCAAGACCGCCGATGGAGTCCGGGCGGACATGGACAAGGTGCTGGAGGCGGAGTCCGGACGGAAAACCGCCGAAGCCGACCGGGCGGCAGCGGAGTCTGAGCGCGTCACGGCTGAGACGGCCAGAGCGGAGGCAGAGGCTGACCGCGCCGCCGCTGAAAAGGAGAGGCAAACCGCAGAAAGCGCCCGTATTGCCGCCGAGAATGACCGTCAGAGCGCGGAGACGGCCCGGGCAAAAGTGGAAACAGCCCGCGAAAGTGCTGAAACTGACCGGGCAACCGCAGAATCCGCCCGCGTTGAGGCGGAAGCGGAGCGCGCCGATGACGAAAGGTTACGAAAAGATCACGAAACCCAGCGCGTTACCGATGAGAACGCCCGTCAGACTGCCGAGTCCAAGCGGCAAGAGGCCGAAACAGCCAGAGCTGACGCAGAATCCAAACGCGCTGACGCAGAGCAGTCCCGTGTCAAGGCTGAAACTGATCGTGTGACCTCTGAGACGGCCAGAAAAGACGCTGAATCCGAGCGTGCCAGCGCCGAGCAGGAGCGGCAGACGGCAGAGGAGGGGCGTGTAGAAGCCGAATCCTCCCGAGTGAAAGCAGAAGCGGAGCGCGAAAAGCAGCTGCCTGCGCTTTCTCACTCCGTGGACGAACTGCGCGCCAGACAGAATATCCTTGTCGGCAGTGAGACCGGCAATCCGGTCGCCGTTGACGATGCTTTTGCCGCCCCCCTGTGCGGCCTGACCATATACGGCAAGAGCACGCAGGACGGGACGCCGACACCAGATGCGCCTGTACCTATCGTGAGCGCTGGTGACGGGGGGAGCGTGGCGGTGAAGGTGACGGGGAGGAATCTGGTTTACACGCATGAGTATCAATCTTTTTTCATCAACACAAACGGGTCGCTGGTTGGTTTAGCCGATGGGAATACATCAATCGTCTTGCAAGTACCCACAGAAGCTGAATACTACGTCACACGGAAGGCTGTCGGAACCAAGTTTAGAGTTGCGGTTGTCGATAAACTACCTCAATATGGTCATCCTGTTGCCCCGTCCAACAGTGTTTGCAAGGACTCAGCGCGGCAGATAAAAATTTTGACAACGGCCAAATATATGATTATACAATGCGAGGCCGAATCTGCTTTTGACGAGTTAATGGTATCATTAGATTTGTCAACCACCTACTCCCCCTACCGCGAACAGATCCTCACACTTTCCACTCCCAACGGCTTACCCGGCATCCCTGTCACCTCTGGCGGCAACTACACTGACCAAAACGGCCAGCAGTGGGTGTGCGACGAGGTGGATTTGGCAGGAGAGGTTATGGTGCAGAGGATTGATAAGGCGGCTCTCGACGACACAAAACCGCTTGCCGAACAAAATGCGACGCTCTCAACCCCCATCGAAACACCACTCACCGCTGATGAGATCGCCGCATACAAAGCCCTCACCGCTTACGGCCCTGACACTGTGGTGCAGGCCAGCGACGGCGCTGGCATCAAGCTGGACTACCAGCGGGACGTAAATCTCGTCGTCAAAAATCTTGAGGACGACATTGCAGAGATCGAGGCGTTGGCACAGGCATATTACGACGCGCTGGACGCCGCATCCGCATCCGCGCCAGCAAAAGAGGAGGAATCCAAATGAAAAAGATCAAGTATCTCATCGTCACCGCCGCCCTTGCGGCCTGTCTGATCGGCACTGCGTCTGCCGTCACGCCCACCATCAAGCCGCCCAAGCTGCCGACGCTGCCGAAAATCAGCGTGACGGTGCCGACCATCAAATTCCCGGACGGGTATTTCGCCGGTATCGTCGGCAATGTGAAAATTCCGGTGGACAAGCTGCCCAAACTCAAGTAAGGAGGAGATTACATGAGCGTAACCATTGGCCACGCATCTATTGACGAGCGCGGCAAGGCTTCCGGCGGCAGAGCCGGTGACCAGACCGGGGGCGAAGTCTGCACCCGCAGCTGGTACAACAAAGGCTGGAAATACTGCCTGCGACCCAAGTCTGCCAGTGTGGCGGAGCGCATGGCGAAAGCCTGCGAACAGGGCTGTGCAAACAACAAAATCGGTTATGACCAGAGCCAGCGCAACGCCCTGCATTACTACGCAAAGCGGTGCGGCTATAATCTGGCCATTATCAACACCAAATGCGAGACGGACTGCTCTGCATTTATGACGGTTTGTGCCCTCGCTGGCGGTGTCTCCGCACTGGAGTACAACGGCAATGCACCCACCACCAGAACGATGGTGGACAAGTTCCGTGCGACAGGTGCGTTTACCGTGCTGACGGACGACAAATACCTGACCGGCGACGCCTATCTCAAGCGAGGTGACATTCTCGTTAAGCCGGGTAGTCACACCGTCATGGTGCTTTCCAACGGCTCCAAAGCAAGTGCGACGCCTACGCCTTCCGCTGCTCCTACGCCCGGCAAGCTGACCGTAGACGGACAAATCGGGAAAGGCACCATCAAGGCGTTTCAGCAGCTTCTGGGCACTGCGGCTGACGGCTACATTTCCGGCCAGTCCGCATCTTGCAAAAAGTATTGGCCTGCGATTTGCAATTCCGCTTGCGGCTGGACTGGCGGCAAGTCTCAGTTTGTGGCCGCAATGCAGTCCGCCGTCGGCACGTCTGCTGATGGTCTGCTGGGCAGGGGTACCGCAAAGGCGTTGCAGTCCTTCCTGTGCGGCGAGGGGTTCCCATGCTCTGTTGACGGCGTATTTGGCGCAGAGTCCGCAAAAGCGCTTCAGCGCTGGCTTAACGCATGACCGACGCTGTTCTTGCCGAAACCCGGCTTAAAATCATCCGCATCCTGCTGGACGCGCTGAACGAACTTGACCCTAATCCGGCGGACGTAAAGCGTCGCCTGAAACGGATTGCACGGTCTTATGACCTCGCAGAGCTGATTGAGTCCGCGAACCTGGATGACGTCACAAAGGACATCTTGCACAGGCGCTTTTGCAAACATCAGGATTATGCCACGATTGCCGATTGGGTCGGCTATTCTGAGCGCACGATCCGGGCAAAAGTTGACGATGCAATGCCTATCTTAACCAATTTAATTTAGTTTCCTCCTTTTGGGCGGTGAGCTTCGGCTTGCCGCCCTTTATTTTTTTGCCAATATTGGCAAATTATACTTTACAATGTGCCAATATTGGCTTATAATATAGATAACAAAACAAAGGAGGCCACGATTATGCCCACACAGATTTGCAATTATATCAACGATGCCCCCGCGCCGGACATAGGAATTAGCTATGTCCCCGAAGATGTGGCTGCGCTCGGACTGATCGGCACGGAAAAGCAAATTGCTTATGCGAGAGACTTGATCTCCAATTATTACCGTGTAATCGAGTTTACGGCCTACAACATCTATTCCCACCGCGACGGCAAGGTTTTGAAGCGGGTCAAGAAAGATGGAACCACCCTGATTTCCCGGAATACTAAGGATTATACCGAATCCGACCTGCTCGAGCTGCGAAAGTATATCACCCATCAGATCATTAACAATGAAAAGTTGCATGATGCATCCATCATCATCGACAAATTCCGCCGTATGTGCGAAGATTCCGCACGCAGAGAGGCAAGAGACATCCACCTAGCTGGGGCGGTGTTCAGCGCCAAACACGGCTGCATGGTCAACTCGGAAACGTCCGAGCCTGTGTCTCTCATCGGGCGGAACGTCGGTCAGATTTCCACAAAATTCGATTGATGCGGAAGTGAGGGGCAAAAATGGAAATCAATGAGCAACTGGTATTGAGCGCCTACAATAGGCGAAAATCAATCAAGGCAACTGCGCGGGAATTGGGAATCTCCGAAGGCGTTGTGCGTAAGCACCTGATCGGCGCGGGCGTTGTGGAGACTGCAACGACCCGCAGGATCGCGGAACTCCGTGCGGCAGGAATGCCGCTCAAAGATATAGCGGAGCTACTCGGAGTTTCCAGCTCCTCCGTTTCGGTCAACACGCCCTATCAAAAGGGCAGTTATCTCACCGCGAACAAAACATATAACGCTATCAAGATTAGGTAATGCAGAGAGCGCAAACGCGCAGAAGGAGAGAAAAAATGAAATCCATCCAGCTGTATCGAATCTACGGGACGCTAGGGCATGAACTGCAACCGGTATACGCCGATGCAGAATGCTGCCCGCCTGAAAACCCGTATGAGCTGATTGAGGTAGACCTCCCCAAAGGTTGGGAAGCGTACAAAAATGCACTCGGAGAGACTTTGATCGAAAGCCCGGACGGAACGGTTTATCTTGTCGGCGACTGTATCAAAGCAGATCGGAAGAGCACACGTCTGAA